TTCTGGATACTTTGGTCCCTCTATCCATGCTTCTGTACCATGTCCCTTAGGTTCTTTACGAACTATAAGAGCATCTACAAGTCTACCATCTAAAGCAGAACAAACTGCTACACCTGACACTAAAGGATCAGCACCAAGAGTTAGACCTGCTACTACGGGAGTTTCTACATGTTCAAGTAACATCATAGCAGTGATCGTTAACCCATGTCCAGTTAATGTGACAGGTTTACAATTGACATAATGCTCTGACTTCTGACCTGATGAAAGAGTATAATCACCTTTCTTATAACAATCTTCTTTAAGACGCTCTAAAAGTTTTTCTTTCATTGTTTTGTAGTGTTGCTCCGTGTTCTATTAATTATACTTATAAATTTATCACCTGCAAATGTACCACCAAGGCATACATCAATTTCGTCACCATCTACCCAGTTCATATCACCATTCATCTTAGTATGAAGCATAGCTTCCTGAATCTGGTCAATAACCTCTTGTGTTAATTTCATTTCTTCCTCCTAGGTACTTGGATAGTCCATGCTGGTGATATTAGATCTACCATTTCAAATTCTTTTCTATTCTTTTCAATCTCATTCAACATTTTTTCACGACCAGGTTCAGGTTGAATCTCTCCATAATGATCTTCTTTTATACCTAAGTATTCTAAGATAGAATCATCTATCATCTGATAAAGAGTATCCCATGTTAAGGTTTCTCTTAACTTAGTTGCAATGCGATCAATGTCACCACCGTCTAAGTACTCACCCTTGTTTACCTTTTCTGAATAGTCCTCGTATTGAGAAATAAGTTTCGCTCTGATCTCTACCAACTCATTAAGATTGATAGTGATCTTTACATCATCATAAATTGCCATGTTACCTATTAGAATTACGGTACTGTATGTTATCCTTAATAGTATTATAATCAGAAGACGATCCACCTGCACCTTCTTCTACAACCATAACCTGATCGTATCCTGTTCGTTCTATAATCTTAGTCTTTATCTCCAACTGTTTCTTCTCCTTCTGTATGCGTCTCAGAAAGGCATAGTATATAATCTGTGTAAAGTATGCAAAAGGATTGTTTGACTTGGCAGGATCGAAATTATGAATGTACTGTACACAATTCTCGATGCCGTCCCCGATCATATCCTCTCTGAACATATAGTTCACAAAGTTAGGTTTATATGATAAGTGTGTAGCTATCTTAAGGAAGCACTCACCCAAATAATTACTAATAGGAGGGGGATCAGTACCCTTTTCTTTTGCAATAGCAACTTTCTTCCTATAGACTACCATTGCCTCTAGGAGTTCTTTATTGTTTACATAGTGATCCGATCTTTTTCTTGGCATAAGATCTTTAAATCTGTAGGTATTATAACACAGCTTGACACAAGTAGCAATTACCTGTACAATTACCCTTGTGAGGGTTCAGGGAAACATTATATCTATTATACTGTAGTAGTTATACCTGTAGGTTCTAAGTTAAATATTTTTTCTAATGATATTTTAGTTTGTTCTACATTACCCATATATCCCATCTTTTCACTTAGCTTAACTCTCATAGCATTATTATTTTTTCTGTTCCAATTATAATGATCATATGCTTGAACCATATCATGATCATGTTCTAGTTCAGTCATAGTAATAATTTTATCAAATCCTATCTTTTGAATTTCCCCTTCGGCAACTGTGATCCAAGGGATCAATCTAACCATAGTATGATTTCCTTTATGCGATAGCTCAACTTTTAATGGGTCTGCTAAGTAGAAGCAAGGTTCTATTCCACTATCATCCATAGTGGTTAGGGCAATAACTTCTTCCCCAGATACTAATTTAAATACAAAATGCGAATCTTCTTGTTTCATTTTTTCTCCTTCAATGATACTTTAACAAGATCATAATTAAAGTTTTCTTCATTATAAATTTTTATCCTCTCAATCAAATGATTCAGAGTGTAATTTCGTTTAGTGGTTGTTGAACAATCATCGGCAATATCATACAATACTGCTTTTACTTTTCCTTTACCTTTTCTAAGAACCCTTCCAATTGACTGGAGATTGCGGATTCTGGACTTTGAGGGACTGGCGAAGATGATGTTGTGCAACCGCTTAATGTTAATCCCAGTACTAAAAGTACCGTAGCTAGCGACGATAATTGCATTGTTTTCCTTTTCAGTGATAGAACGACATAGTTCACGATTTTCAACATCCACGCCACCGTGGATGAAAAATACTTTTCTGTCATTACTATTTATAGAATTGTATAAGATTTCACCATGAGTTTCTACCCTACTATACAGTATTAAAGTGTTGCCTTTTAAGTCCAGTGCTAGGTTTTTGATAAATTTATTTCTTCTTTCATGACTAATTAGATATTGTATCTCCTCTTCATAGGTATCAAAACATACAGGGTTGTGTTGCAATAAAATAATTTTAGCATTTAATTTAGCAAGATATCCTTTCTCCATTAACTCATGAGTCTTAATCGTTTTATATGATGGACCAAATAATCCTTCTAACACTAACTTATGTGTCTGTGTACCATCTAAAGTACCAGTAAAACCATAACGATACTTTGCTTGATGCAACTTAGTCATAATTTTTACGAGCGACGCTGACTTAAATTGATGTGCTTCATCACCTATAACTACTTCAAAGTTTTCAAAATATGTCTTAGGTAGTTTATAGATAGATTGCCAGGTAGTAATAACAACAGGTTTATTAGCTTCCTTTTCTAATCCAGCATATATTTTTTGACAATATGAATCAGAGTCCCATCCATAAGAAGCAAAGTCCTTATGCATCTGCTCTACCAGAGATGTCGTTGGAACAACTATCAATGTATTTTTCTGTTGCTCTGCGAAGTAACGAACTATTGAGTAAATCATCAAAGATTTGCCAGAGGCAGTGGGGCTTATCACTAGTCTTCTATTGTGTCTTAGAGCATCGTATACTCCCTCTATTTGATAGTCTCTTGGAGAAGTCTTAGATATAGCATTCATATAATCTTTAACACCTTCCTTTGAAATCATTTCATTAATTTCAAAAGGAGTACCATAGTACTCATTATTTTCAAACTTATACTCATAATCATGTCTCTTACAAAAAGATACTATTTTATCAAGTAATCCAACATATATTTCTCCTGTCTGTAAATTAAATAAACGAATCTTTCCATCCCAATGACGATTCCTATACTGGGGCATAAACTTAGCTCCAGGAATTTCAAAGGTAAACTTATCAGACAACTCATGAGCAACATGAGGTTCCGAGACGATCTTTAAAAAGACCTCATTCTTTTTGGTGATAGTAAGGTCGGACATTAGCCACTCAACTGCTGCCAATCAATAATGTTTTTTAATTGATAACTTCTATTGTTTATCTGTCTAACAATATCTTCCAGATATGTTAACATAACATCGTAGTATTTTATAGTAGCAACTATCTTCTGCATTTTCTCATCAGCATCCATATATCTTTTTACCGATTCCTTTTCTCTTACCTTATATGGAAACGGTTCGGCCTGATACACTTCAGCAGGAGATTTTCCTGTGTAATAATTATGCCTATCTAGCTTAATCTTAGATTCTTGTATCTGTGCTTTTTCTTTTAAAAGTTTTAGTGTGTTATATACATCCCAATACTTAGCATGTAGGGATGGTATTTTTGCTGCTTCTTCGTGGAGTTTGATGATGTCAATCTGTGAGTCTTTCTCCCACATACTTTGTATAGTTTCAAGATTCATGGTTTAGTCAACGAGGTAGTTCGTACCTTAAATTTAGTATCAAGGATTTCATATAACAGATACTTAAAAGTAACTGTTGCTGTAAAGTATGTATAATCGTTTTCGGAGGCAGTAAATTCAAGAGTACTCAGTGATACAGGGAACATATCTTTGAATTTGATATATGCCATTGGGTTAAAATTACTGTTTAATACAGTAAGAGTACCATCACTAAATTGCTTTAAATTATCTATCTCACTAGTCTCTCTATCTATAACAATAGATTCAAACTGTGAAACAGAATCAGGATAACCTAATCCATAGATCCAACTATGTATTTCTAAAAAATTCTCTAGGTTCTCATCAACAATAAACTGTAGAGTAAGATCTTCAAACTGAATCTGATCACCAGGAACAGGTACAGCTTTTAGATAATTACCAACCATAATTTCTCCCAAGGTAATACCTGGGATCTTTGCTGACTGTGAGAAAAAATCAACCTTAGGGGTTTTAGCTAGATTAAACTGAAAACCTGATGGTGACAGGAAGTTCCTATTCTTAATCTGCTTATCATAAAAAGTGTTAGCCATCCTTATGGTGCTCTACTACTCTTAGTTATTTAGGGGTGGCTTTAGATTGTACCAACCAGTTGCTATATACTTATCTTGTGAAGGGGATGGGACACCTCTATGTGTATGTGTCCAATCAGCAGGCCAAATCACAGTTAAACCTTTCCTTGGTTGTACTGCCATTTTTTGATGCATAAACTCAGTCTCACCTTTATCTGTTACATCATTCAAGTATGTCATAAAAACTAAATGTCTAGTAGCTAAATCTCCTTCATGACTACACCTCTCAGTATGCCAATTTTTAAATCCTCCACCTGGTTTATACCATTGCAATCTAAATCCTTCTTCTATACCAGAGTTACCGTACCATTTACATGCTGGATAATCTTCAGCATATTCTTCCATAGCACCTCTTAACTGAAACAGATACTCACTTATCCAGTGGTAATATGTGCCAGTAGGTATCCAAATGTCAGAAGAATCTTTTAACTCTGGTTTAAAACCACCAGTTGTAGTACCAGGTTTATATTCTGTTTCTCCACTATGAAACCATTCTATTATGGTATCACAAATAGAAGTATCTTTAATATAATACTTTCCTATAAAATCAGTCAAGATCTTGTTCATCGTTCAAAAGGTCAACCCAGTCTTCGTCTGGGGTAAAAATAATTGGTCCTTCTGCAATGCGTTCTGCCAATTCGTCTAGTAGTTCGTCATCACCCATAACAATTGGTACAAGTATATTATTTATCTTCCCATGAAAAAGGGGGTTTAAAAACCCCCCTCTAATCAATACTGATCTATAGGAACAAACCTATATCCTTTCTTGTAAGCATCATGCTTTCCAATAACCTGAGGAACACATCCAAGTAGTTCATATGGTTGGTTCTTTACAGGAAGTTGAATAGGTCTATAATCCTTTTCAACCATTAGGTATGATGCCTGAAGATAAGATTCAATAAGAACCTTGAAAATTTTAACTTTCTTTCTAGCTTCAGAAGGAACATGGTTGTTCGTGAAGAGAATGATCTTGACTGGACTTTCGTTCTTGGTAATAGCAGGAAGAACATGCTCACACCAAGCACGATATGCATAGGTGCTACTGTCACAGGAAAGAAGGAAAACAGTTTTTCCATCTATTTTGTATCCTGCTTTCTCACAGAAAGATTCATGGCTTTTACGAGCTTCAACCCTTACTAAAGGATCTCCACCAGCAACACCTCTCTTTAGAACATTATCAACAATCTTTGTTATGTTACCACCAGAGAAATGTTGCTCGATCTTAAGTTCTGAAAATAGGAAATTGCGAACTGCAACAGTAGTGCATTCAAGTTCATTTTTAGATATAAGAAGTAAGCAACCTGAAACAACAGATTCCATACTTGCTTTGAAAGCAGGATCATGTCTTAGGTTGTTTTCTAAACCATCAATGATTAAAGCTTTGTTTGAAGCATCTGTTTCAACATAGTAGTAACATGGAATATATCTTCCTGTTAGTCCTTGCTTATACTTCTCCCAAGCAGAAAGAATCCTACCTCTACCATCTTTACAGATACCCTCTAAAGAAAATATTGGTGGGATGTATTTTGTTAGCCAACCTTTAACGGAAAAACTATTATCAAACTCATCTAAACGCTGTTGAGTATTTCCTTTTTCTCTTATACCGTCGTTGTACCATTGATCATCTTCTGGGTCAACGCTCTCTAAATCAAAAGTTCCTATGTGTGAGAAACTGCCACTTTTTGTAGATGGTGGTGCAGTGTCTGCTCTGTTATATTCGGTGAGATCTATCTCTTTTCCGAATACAGTAATTTTACTAGGCCCAACAATGGGCAAGGATTCGTAAGTCATGTTACCTGAGTACATTAGTTTTTAGGTTTGCCGACTTTCGCTAAGAGCTTTGCCGACATACTTATATAGTACCATAAAAAAAGCACCCTGTAAAGGGTGCTTTGTAATGTATGTAAATCCTGATTTACATGAGGTTCTGAACAAC